CGCGGGCCGAAATGAACGCCTCGGCGTCTTACGTGATTACCAACCCCCACGCCCCTAAATCCCGCCGTGGATACCATTGGAACGCCCTGTGCGGACAATGGGGTCTATCGTGGGGCGACTTGGCGGTGGAGCGATTGGAATCTTGGAAGTTAAATGAGGAGTCAGGCAACTTAACGGCCTTGCGCGAGTTCACCCAGAAACGCCTTGCGATTTCGTGGCGTGAAGAAACTTATGAAGTTAAGCTCGATGCGGAAGTGGGTGATTACAAGATGGATGACCAATGGGACGAGGAAGGTGGGTTCGTTAAAGGCAAGCCAACGCCGGGTCGTCAAATCACCGCCGAACACCGTTCCGACCCCGACTTTGTCCCTTTCCGTTTTATGACGGTGGACGTCCAGCAGAACGGTTTCTATTGGCTGGTGCGGTCGTGGGACGGTGAAGGCAAGTCCCGACTGCGTGGGTGCGGATTTGCGATGTCGTGGGCAAACCTTGGCGAGTGTCAAAAAAAACACGGCGTTCACCCTGCGAACGTGTTTGTCGATTGCGGTTATCAAAAGGACGAAGTGATCACCGCGTGCGGCGAACGTGGCTGGAACGCTATCCGTGGCGACCAACGCAACGATTTCGTGTGGCGTATCCGTTTGCCAAACGGTGCTTTCAAAAACGAATTGAGAGCTTATTCCCAGCCTGTGGTCGAAATGGCGGGGACGAAGCGGTGCAAGGTGTTTTACTTCTCAAATCTCCGCTTCAAGGATTCCCTGGCAGCGATGATTAAATGGAAACGGCACACGCGGGCAGCGGACGTGCCCGAAGATTACGTGGAGCAAATGCAGTCCGAGAAACGCATCATCAATAACAATGGAAAGGTCGTCTGGGAAGTCGTTGACCGCAAGGCCAACCACTTCTGGGACTGCGAAGTAATGGGACTGCTCCCCGCCCTTGCGTGGCGCCTGACCGGGAAGATTGGGGACACGACCGAGGCGGCAAATGAAGCGGGTTCGGAGGCTCCAACGGCTTGACACACGTGGCAAAGCCCTCAACTCTAATCGTGCGCTTGCTTTCAAATGGGCATTTGGTGGGGCAAGTGGCATCGGGCAGTCCCTTTTCATGGGGGGATTGTCCGACCTTTGACAAGTTCGCCCAATTATGGCTGTTAACCCAACAGGTTGCTTTCTCGTCCTCCCTCAACCCACGATTGAGGCAATCCGCGACCAAGCGGCGGCTATGATTTTAGAGGGTAAGACGATGATGTCCTACACGGACTCAGGCACTTCCGTCTCCAAGCAGTTCCCGATGGATCCGCAACGCGTCCTCGTTGAATGTCGCTATGCTTTACAGATTTTAGACCCCAACACTTACGGCCCACGAGACATTGTCCGAGTTTACAACGGGATGTGGACGTTTCGCGGTCTATAATTTTGTATGGCATCCAAAAAACCCGCTAAGAAACCTATCGCCAATGTTCCGTCGCCTAAAAAGGCTGCGGGCAAGCGTGGCGATTTGAAAGCCCGAGCCGACTTCTCCAACGGTGGCTACGCGGGTGGCGTGTTCTCGCAATTTGAGGGTGCGAAGTTCTCGAACAAGCGTCAATGGGTCAACACGCCCTTCCCTGCTGACTTCAAGAAGGTGATGACGACCTATGACCGTCAAGAGCTTACGCGCAAAATGCGTTGGCTCTCGGTCAATAGTGGTTTGGTGCGTCAAATGATTTCCGACTACGCCCTTTATTCCGTGGGCGACGGCATCAAAGCCCAACCTTCTACCGGGGACGCAGCTTGGGATAAACTCGCCCACAAATACTTTAACGATTGGGGCAACCGTCCCTGCGAAATCACGAACCGCTACAACTTTAGCGAATGTCAGACCATCGTCTGCAAACGCATCGACATCGACGGTGAAATCTTCGTCCTCAAAACCTTCACCCCCGAAGGCAACCCGCTACTGCAACTCATCGAATCGCACCGCGTAGGGACGACCAACTATTCGGGGAACGTCCCCGAAGGTTTGGTAGACGGTATAATGTTTAACAAATATGGGGCGGTCGTAGGTTATAATGTCATCAAATCGGACGGAGATACCCGCCTCGTCTCCGCTCCGTCGATGATGCACGTGCATAACCCCGAGCAAGTGACGGGTGCGCGAGCCTACTCGCCAATCCAGCACTCGCTCAACGCGATCATCGACAACCTTGAAATGATGTCGCTGGAACGCGAGGCCCAGAAAGCGAACGCCGACATCGTGCGAACGATTACGAAGGAGTCGGGTCAATTCGCTGGCGACGTTGCGGACTTTCAGGCGTTCAATATGCGTCCGCAGGATTACGCGGTTTACGGCAATAATAGCAACAATGTTTACAACAACCCGCAGGAAGTCGGTTCATTCATCGGCGGTAAAATCCTCGCCCTTGCTCCAGGGGAAAAGTTGGAATCGCACACCTCGACGCGTGGAAATGAAAACTTCCAGACGTTTATGGATTTTAACAACCGGGATTCCTCCGGTGGCGTCTTACCTTACGAGTTCGTCTGCAATCCTTCCGAAGTCAGCGGTTCGGGCGTCCGTCTCGTCACCTCCAAAGCCCAACGCCAATTTGAAGCCCGCCAGAAAGTCCTCATCGACCGCTTCTGCAACCCTGTTTATTACTACGTTATCTCAAAGGCCATCGCCAACGGCGAATTGCCCCCAAATGACAATTTCCACCGCGTGAATTGGGTGACGACCCGCAAGGTGACGGTGGACGCAGGCCGTGATGCTACCGCAAATCAGCGGGACATTCAAATGGGTCTTAAAACCCTGTCAGACCACTTTGCGGAGCAGGGGATGGATTTCTACGAGGAAGTAGATCGTCGCATCCAAGAACAGAAATACATCCTCGACAAAGCGAAGGAAGCGGGCGTCGAGCCTTGGCGTATCTATATGCCTCAGAACGCTCAGATTCCCGACATCGACGGCGACATTTCCGCCCAAGAGTCAGCCCCCGAAGCTGACGACGAAGGCTTCACCCCTTTAACCAAATAATTTACGATGAAAAACTTACTCAAAGACGTGAAGGGGAATCGCCCCCTGCTTATCCAGCCCTCGCAAGCGTCGGCGTATCTTGAGCGCGCCGCTTCGGTGACTTCTCTTCCACTTGGGACGAAGATGTCGGACGTGGGCGATATGATTAAAGCTATTTTCGGCGAAGTTGAGATTTACGAGAAGTTTCCTCCCTACGCTTTTATCCCTGTTCGCGGCGTAATCGGCAAAGGTCTTTCTGATATGGAGAAGCTTTGCGGGTGCTGTGACATCGAGGACGTCGAAGAGATGTTGGAAGCCGCCGAACGCGACCCGGACGTCACGACCATCGTTTTTGAAATCGACAGTCCCGGCGGTTGCTCGGTCGGCGTCCCTGAACTCGCCAATCGCATTAAAAACTGCTCGAAGAACACGATTGCCTTCACGGACAGCGAAGCCTGTTCCGCTGCTTATTGGCTCGGTTCGCAAGCCAAGCAATTTTTTGCTACCCCATCGGCGACGGTCGGCTCGGTCGGCGTCTATATTGCCTACCCTGATATGACCCAAGCCTACGCCAACGAAGGCGTCAAGATGGACGTCATCAAAGCGGGTATGTTCAAGGGTGCTGGCATCCCTGGCACGTCCCTCGACGAAGGCCAGCGTGCGATGCTTCAAATGGAAGTTGATGAAATCTTCGCTGACTTCCGCGAGGCCGTTAAATCTGTCCGTTCCTTTGTCGAAGATGTCTCAATGGAAGGTCAAACTTTCTCGGGTAAGAAAGCCGCCGACGCTGGTTTGGTGACAGGTCTGGTCAATGGTTTCGACGAAATGATGGAAACCCTCGACGCCGAAGTTGCTAAGCAAATGGAAGCCGACGAGGAAAATGACAAACGCCACGGCGACGAAGTTATCGAAGAGCAATTTGAGAAATACGAATCCGCCTCCAAGCGTGCGCTTAAAGGTCTTAAAATCAATATGTCCACGTCAAAGCCCAAGGTGGACGACGAGGAAGACGACGAAGACGAGTCTGACGACGATAAGGGGTATCCCGAAATCCCAATGGACTCCAATAAGAAGTTGCCTGTAAAGATGGACGACGAAGGCGACGATGATGATGACGGCGACGAAGAACCCGAAGCGGACGCCAAGGCCGACGCCAAGCACCACCTCGTGATCAGCGACTTCGACGGCACGATTAAAAACGAAGACGAAGCTGAGTCCCTCAACACCGCAGTCGCCCGCCATTTAAAGAAAATGGATAAGGCTGGCCGCAAGGTTCACGTGGTCACCGGGCGTATGGAAGCCGACCGTGCGGACGTTTCTCATTACCTCGAAAAGCACGAGGTTCCCCACGCGGCTTTGCATATGAAGCCCGAAGCGGACGCCAAGATGCCTACCCCTCAATACAAGGTCGAAGCGGTCAAACGCCTGGAGGCCGAAGGCCATCACATCGGGCATATTGTGGAAAACGACAAAGCCTGCGCTGACGCCTACGCCGAAGCGGGCTATCATTGTGTCCACCCTGACACCATCGCCCGAATGGACGATGAGGCCAGCGACTCCGAGATGGGTGTCACGACCGATGACAAGCACGACAAGCAAGATGCTAAAAAGCACAAAGGTCGGGGCATTTCCTAAACCTGTCATTTGACATTAACGCCCCTTTACAATGACTCTCGAAGAAACGCTAAAAGCACTCAAGTCTGCTTTCTCCAACAAGTCCGCCGAGGCCGAAGCCCACGCGAAGGAGATTGCCGAACTCAAGGCCAAAAATGACACCCTCGCAGCTGAGTTCGCCGCCGTCGCTGAAAAGTTAGAAGCCTCGGCTGGTGCAGTCGCTGAGCGTGATGAGTTAAAGTCCAAGGTAGAGGAATTACTCAACGCCCTGGCATCGACTGAAAAGAAGAAAAACGAAGTCGTCACGCAAATCGAGTCTGTCGGCAAGAAGGCCGCCGTGATCATCGCCGCCGCTGGTGCGACCCCTGTGGAAATTACCGCGGGCAACGTCGAGAACGGCAAGGCTAAGACCGGAGCCGAAATCTGGGACGAGTATCTCAAGATGCCCCAAGGCAAGGAGAAGCAAGCGTTTTACGTCAAACACCGCTCGGCAATCGTCGAACACCTCGGCTACAAATAAATCACTTTTTCACACACAACACTAACACACTATGGCAACTAATTCTGTCTTAAATCAAGGCCTGAGTCCTCAGTTTGTCGCTGCCGAAACGCTGCGCACGCTGGTCCCTGTCCTCCAACCCATCAAGGAAATCGCGGTGACGGATTTCTCCTCGTATGTCGACCGCATCGGCAACGTGGTGCATACCCGCCTCGCTAGCCCCTTGACCGCTGCTTCTTACGACCCCACCGTGGGCTTCGTGGAGCAATCCGCCGTCGCCGCTGACATTCCTGTGCAGCTCACGACTCAAACATACGTCGACATCGCATTCAGCGATCTAGAGAGCGGTTCTATATCAAGCGAAATGCTGACCCGCACGTTTTTGATGCCCATGACCGAGGCAGTTGCGAAATCGATGTTCGATAATTTGCTTGGTCTTTGCACTGCTGGCAATTTCTCCAACGTCGGCTATTCGGGCGCAACGTCTTCATTCAATCGTGCGAGCGGTATCGTTCCAATCGTCACGAAATTAACGTCGATGAATATCC